AAACCTGCCTGGCTCGACGCAAAAGCTGCGGGATTCTGGGATATTGTGGCTCCGCAACTGGTCAGAGAAGGGCTTTTGTCTCCGCTTTTTGCTTCGACGTTTGCTCTGCTTTGTCAGAGTTGGTCAATGTATCTGGACGCCCAGTCCGAGATTGCCGAAAACGGATTGACTATCAGGAGTTCGCACGGAAATTTGAAACCGCATCCGGCACTGGCGATAGCTCGGAGGGAGCGTTCGGCGTTTCTTGAATTGGCTAAGCAGTTCGGCTTGACGGTTTTGGCTCGGCAGGCGATCCGCACAGAGAAGCCCAAAAAACATACCCCTTTTCTGGATATGTTGCAAAACCCAAAATAAAAATTAAGACTCATTTGCGTATAGGGCGACTTGTTGTCGCCCTTTTTTATTGACTAAAAATTCAAAGGAGCAAATATGAAAAAGTTACAGACAATTTTACTGTTATCAATCGTTGTAATCGCAATCGCCTTTTCTATGGTTTGGGCGACTGGCTATACGACCGCCAATTACAGCGCCCGAGGCGGCGATGCGTGGGTGGTTGGCGGCGGTGGCAGGACAGGGACATTAACAATCGACCCTGACGGCTCGTTGATATATGAAGGTGCGACGGCCAATGATTATGAAACGACTATTGCAGTGGTTGACCCGACGGCCGATAGAATTGCGACGATACCAGATGCGACAGGCTATGTAAGTTTGGCGAATGTCACGGCTTTAACAGCCACCACCAATTTGAACGCGAATCAATGTTATGGAACGATATTTACTAATACAAATATAGCAGATTCGACCGTAAATTTACCGGTTGCAGTTGTAGGAATGGCGGTGACTTTTGTCAATACAGACGTCAACGATATTACAATCAATCCGCAGGATGGGACAAGCATTATTTGTAACGGCCTAACTCCGGCAGCCGGTGACGCGATTAGCAGCGATAAGGCACTGGGCAGCTCCGTAACTCTTGCAGCGACGACTACAACTGAATGGGCGGTTATTTCAAAAATTGGGACTTGGGCAGACGTGAATTGAAAATATTGTAAAGCTATTATCCACTTTTTAGGGCGGCTCGTGTCGCCCTTTTTTATTTAGACTAAAAATTTCGGCCGTGACTCGAAATTCTTTAGGGGTTTTTAAGTATCCTTTTAAACAGGGCGGCTCGTTGTCGCCCTTGAAACTAATGCAGCGCAAATCGGAGGCCGTGTATCTGTCCAGCGATGCAGCATATAGGAGTAAAAAAGATGTTTGAAACACCAAATGAAATTAGAGAAAAAAGAGCTGAGCTTATAGCTGAAGCCAAAATGATTCTCGACCGAGCGACAATCGAAGAGAGGCAGCCGTCCGCCGAGGAGCGAAAACAGTATGACAAGTTGATGAACAAAATCGAGGGCTTGAAAATTCAGGCCGAAGAGCTTGAAGCCGCACTGAATCCGACAGGGACAGCTCGTAATGTCGAACTTACCACTGAGGACAGGGCAACAACGACTCGTGTTGCTAAGCCAGACGAGATTCGTCTGCTCAGAAAAGATGAAAAGATTGTCGATGTTTATCCTCCGAAATCGAAAGAGGAGCGGGAATTGTCTCAGCTTGACTTTGGCAAATTTATGGGTTTGGCTGTTGGTGAGAAGCCGTCTGATTCCGATAAAGAGAGAAGGGCTTTAGGCTCTTATCTCGATGCAAGCGGCAGCGTGACAGTCCCTTCAGCCATTCTCGGCAGTGTCTATGATTTAGCTCGAAATATGAGCGTTGTCATACAAAGTGGAGCGCCGACTATTTTGATGAAAACGCCGAAGTTGATGTTACCGAAACTTGTCACTGACCCGACTGGTTCGTGGAAGCCCGAAAACGCGGAGGCCGATGACGCAGGCCCGACTTTTGGCGGCGTGGAGCTGCAAGCTCGGACGCTATTTTTCTGGATTCAAATCAGCCGAGAGTTGTTCTCGGACGGCGCTCTAATTGAGCCGACGATTCGTGGTGCTATTGCGGCGGCGGCAGCTCTTGAAATTGACAGAGCCGCCCTGGTTGGCTCTGGCGCAGGCGAAGTGCCGCAGGGAATTTACAACGATGCGGATGTCGCTTCGACGGCCGTATCTGCAAACGGTGCGTGGAACGATATAAGCGATTCTCTCTATCGCTTGGAGAATGCTAATCATCAAGCCAACGCCATTATTTTGTCACCGCGAAGTCAAAACTACATACGAAAATTAAAAGATGGCGAAGGTCTGTATATCAAACAGCCCGAATGGAGTCCACCGTTAAAATCGACAAAGCAGATACTCGACACTTACGGCGACGGCAGCAACGAAAGTATCCTAATCACCGGCGATTATCGCAACATCATTATCGGCTTGCGTGACAGCTTACAGATTGAGATTTTGAAAGAAGTAAAAGCACAGCGGAATCAAGTTGTAATGATGGGAGCTTTGAGAGCAGACGTTGCAGTTTTAAGACCGGCAGCTTTCGATATTGTTTCAGGCGTTCTGTCGAGCTGGGACTCGTAAACTTAACAATAAAACAATTTTGGAGATAAATTTATGAAATCCTTTAAGGAAAACGAAAAACTTATGCGAATCGCCAGTAAAGCGGCGGCGGCTACGAATGTCGTAACTTCGGACATTGTTGATACGGACGGATTCGACAGCGTGATACTTTTCGCGGCTCTGGGGGCAATCACCACAACCGGCTCGATGACGATGACGATTGAGCAAAATACAGCGAACAGCACAACGGGAATGGCGGCTTTAAGCGGAGCTGAAGCATCAGCCGACGATGCAGACGACGAACGAATGGTAGCGATTGAAATCTATCGGCCGAGAGAAAGATATGTTCAGGCCGTTTGTACTCCGGGGACTGATGCGAATTGCGAAATCGACGGCGTGTTCGCAATTTTGCGGGACCCGGTTCGTGTGCCGGTGACACAAAGCACAAGTCACGTCGCAGATTTTACGATTTTGTCGGCTCCGGCTGAAAGTTAAACTGGCTCTTAATTCTTTAGGAAAAGGCTTATCCTTAATCTATTGGCCGCAGGGTTTCTCGTTCTCATTTTCCTTGCGGCCATTTTTATTAAAAGAAAGTGAAAATGGCAACAATAGCGACATTAAAAGTTAACCTCGTAGCGGAAAATACAGGTGATATTGCGAAGGAATTTTGATAATGCCAACAGTACATCCCGATATATTGAGCGGTACAAGAGGCCGTAAAACGGCTGAAGGTTGGGAATTGGAACGGGTTTTTGTCGTCGAAGGTGTTACAGGTGATGGTAATGCAAAAGTCGTTAACGCAGTCGATGAAATTGATATTCCGATTGGCGCTGGACATCCGGCAAAAAGTACGGCCTATCTGCGTTCAATCATACCTGAGCGGGTTGATGGTGATAAAGTACAACTCAGATATCTCTATAATACTGTTAGCAGGGACCCTGCTAATCCTGATGGCGACCAGACCAATATTACATACGATTCGTCAGTTACACAAAGAGAAACCGAAAAAGATATAAACGGCAATCGAATTCATTTAGAATATAACTACGATTTCGACAACGTTAGTGACATCGTTCTTTGGTTTGGCGATGAGAATAATGCGCCCGAGGGTATATGTACAGCTAATGAGCCAGTACAAATTGACGCACCGCAGCATACGGTAAATATTGTAAAACGGTTGCTTTATAGTCCGGCTGGCTTTGGTGAGGCATACGTCGGGACGGTCAATGCTTCTCAATGGAAAACTTATCCAGCAAGAACGCTGAAATGCACTAATATTCGTGGTGTTAGTACAGATGATGGTTTGACATTCATAACGACTTTTAGTTTTCAATACAACCCTGATACTTGGGACCAGCACGTAACCTGGACTTTTCCGAACGGCAAAAAACCAACCGAGGCACAAATAGCAGAACAAATAAGGAATAATAATACAAAGTCATATCGAATATACAGATTATATTCCGAACGTAACTTTGGGAGCTTGCCATTATGATAACGCCGATAACCGGGGGTATGAGCCGTGAAAATGTAATTAAAATAAATCAATTGACAGAAGCTGTAAATCGATTTGAAAAAATAACGGGCGGCCCTGGTCTTAACATAAATAAATCCGCTGCCGGTTATTCGATAGCTCTCGATATTCCGACACTTATACGCAAAATCCGTTTTATTAGACCGTCAGGCGGCGGTGTTAATATAAAAATCTTTGAGGTTCAGGCAGTTGCGTATGACGGTATTTATAATTGTTATGAAAAGAAACTCGATTCAACAGAATGGACGGGCACAGGTGGCAATGATAAATTTATAAACGCAGAAGAAACACCGACGTTAATTGAGGTATTTAATCTTAACGAAAATTGCGTATTGGCCGATTATAGTCCGGCTCTGGCAATATATGATTTGATTGAAGCCAGGCAAATGAAAGACGATGAAAGCAATAAAAGATGGGCTGGACGGCCTTTAGTGACAACACCACGAAGGGCGATAACGACAGAAGTCGCCCCCGCAAGTGAACATATTACCTGTAATTTAATTGATAGATTCGGTAACGAAATAACAAGCGGTTTAGGCTCGGCAATAGAGGTATATGCTGATGCCTGTGGAACTGATACAGATTTGAATTCTCTTACTCCCAGATTGGGAAATGATGGTATTGTATATATAGTAAATAAAAGAGGGAAATGGTTCTTTAACTTTATGTATGATTCAGATACGGAAGATTGCGGGTGCTATCCGACAATATGACAACTTCAAAAATAATGAGAGATTCAATAACAGGAAAGATAATGCGTAATCCAGTCTCAAACAAGATTATGCGAATAGGATTATGCGAATAGGATTATGCGAAGGCTGTATTAGAGCATCGCAAAAAACGCCGATGAATCTTCAAGTGACATTTTCCGGTGTTAGTATATGCGATGGTTGTTATTACCGTAATCCAAATTATTATCATTATTCAGGGATACCAGATATAAATACTACTTATGATTTGAAATATTCTTACTGTGAACACAATCCGTATTTTGATGCGGGTTATTGCTATTGGCACAAAATAGGCATTGGCGGTTCTTGGGGCAGAAGATATAAATGCAGCGATGATGAATGTTCGGAAGATTGCACATATAAACTTGTATATTATTTTGTAATAAATATCAGAATGGAATATCTATGTACCGCTCCCTGGTATGAAATCAGGACGACAGTGTATTTTCTCGACTCTATTGGAGCAGCTTTGGGTAGTCAAACCTGGCAAACTAATGACATAGACAATAAATGTATTGAAACAGTATGCGATAATGTCATAGTGCCTTCTTGTGCTTACAATGTGCCTTATATTGGGGGGCAGGCCACAATAATAGAATTATAATGAGCATAAATAACATACAAAAAGGAATTATAAATAATAGTTCTTTGAAAAGTAAAGACGAGGCAAGCGCTACACTTCTAACCACTGAGGACGTTGCGAAGTTGTTGAATATCAAAACTTCAACGCTGGCGGATTGGCGCTACAAGCACACGGGGCCGAAATATCTCAAAAGGGGTCGTATGATTCGGTATCGCCTGGCTGATGTTCTCGAATGGGAACGGCAGGCGTTTGAAATCATAGAGTCTCAATATCTGGGATAGGCAAGCTGTCGATCGCCTTTCGATATACAGGCTGAACGTCTGTATAAACCTTATGCGTCAAATTGGGCGTCGAATGCTCAAGAAGATTCTGCGTAACTGACTGAGAGAAACCAGCTTGAGCAATAAGAGACGCAAAGGTCTTTCGCAAATCGTGAAATTTCAATTTTGGCAAACCGGCTCGTTTCCTGATTCTATACCACTTACCCGATGTAAATTTATCGACAAAAAGCTCGTCCCGGCCTTCGGGAATAGTTTGCAGATAGGCAGCAAGAGCAGTTAAGGTGTTCGGGTGTAATGGCCTGTTTGCCATACCCTTTTCGGTCTTTTGACTGAATGTATTTATCGAGGCTCTTTCAAAATCTATATCAGAAAACCTTAGTCTTTCGATGTCACCTTGACGCAGGCCGGTCGATACTGCCAGCAAAACCCTGATAAACCAACTATCGCCGTATGTCTGATATTTCCGAGCAGCGATAAGAAGGTCGTTAACTTGTGAAGGCGATAAAGCATTTACCGGCCTTTGTTTTTCTTTGAGACTTTCAAATTCAATCTGTTTTGCCGATTCGCCGGCATAATGATTTTTTATAAGCCAACCGACGAAAGACTTAAAGTTGCGAATATCTTTGTTGATTGTCGGACTTTTAACAACAGCGTTTCGGGCTGCAATAAAATCGTTTATATGTCTTTGGTTTAATTTTGTAATATCTATCGGGCCGATTCGTTTTCTGAGGCTTTTCAGTGTGTTCTTAATCGAGCGGATAGATTCCGAGGCAAGGCTCAGGACGGCTTTTTTGTATTCGATATACTCTGCAACAACTTCGTCAAAAGGCTTTTTAATCGGCCTGATATAAATTTCCGAATTGAGCTGGTGCTTAATCTGTAAAACAAACTGCTCGACAAGTGCTTTGTTATCAACCTGCCTTGAGCATCGGTGTCCAGTATCATCATACCAGCCGACATACCAGCCAGGCCGATTTTTTCTCTTGTAAGTCCAGACCTTTTTCATAATAATATCCTTTCAATAAGAGTAATTTCAAAACTGATATTATTATAAAGTAGTAGCCGTATGGAGTCCAGAGAAAAATATAATAAACTAAAAATTGTCGTAAGTCCTTATAAATAAAGACTTTGGCCGAGTGGCGGAATGGCAGACGCTGGGGACTTAAAATCCCCTAACATACCTTTTTGATACCCTGAAAACCGCATTATTTATACAAAGAACATCGTTTCACTTCGGTCTATATCGGTATATATCGGGGGGTTGTGGTGTCCAAATGGAGTCCAAAAAAGACTTGCCTCGTCTTTTTTTGTTGTTTTTGGGCGGCGGATAGGTGACGTCACCTAAAGCAGCTTTTTCCTCGGCTGTTTCCGCCGTCCAGAACTTATCGAGGGACATAAGAGGGCAATATAATGCCGACAAAAAAACAGATTGAATTAGTAAAAACGCGGGGGCAACAATGGAAGTTAAGAAAACGCGGCAAAATATGTATCGACAGGGAGATTCTTAACTCAATAGCTTTTATGCAACTTAGGGCAACGGCAGACGCCCAAAGATGTTATTTGCAATTTCTTATGAAGTGCAAAGTGGAAAAACTAAAAACAAAAGCCGGCCGCAGCAAGGAATGGTTTATAAGTAATAACGGTGAAATCCAATTTAGTTACAAAGAAGCTAAAGAAAAAGGGTTTAATCATTTTAGCAGAGTAATCGACCAGCTTGTTAAGAACGGTTTTATTGATATTGCGTATCAGGGTAGCGGCTTAAAAGGCGATGTATCGTTATATAGCATTTCAGAACGTTGGAGATTGTATGGAACGAGTGAATTTGAGACAGCCGAAAGGCCAAAAAGAAACGCCTGTTATGGTTTTACAAAACCCAAAAGAGTCAAGGTTAAAAAGAAAATTTCAACGCCCATATTGGCTGTTACGTAACGCCCATATTGGCTGTTATGAAAAAACACAATATCAATTTTAAGCTAAAAATTAAGGATTGCATAACGCCCATATTGGTTGCTTCTTACGTATTATACAATCCCCCTATACCAGTAATACCAACATCAACACTTGGTTGTAAAGAAGTTAAAAAGGTATTAAAAATGAGAATGAAAAAAAACGGCAAAAATTTTAAGGTTAAAAAAACAAGGATTCAGCCCGGAATGCTGCTATTTGAGCCAGCTCACAGAACGGGCGTTATGTCTGCTCTGACAGGGTACTTTCGCGGTAAAAAGCGAAAAAGAGGCTATCGTAGGACGAATAAGCAAAGTAAATCGACTGGCGCTAACGTGGTGCGTCCTGAGGGGCATTACTACAATTATTTTGAAAAAACACTTGACAGCCTGCAGGGTTAAGGATAGATTGTGCGGTTATGAAAAGCATAAGCTCAAATCGTAGTAAATTTATTATGGCCTGGGCTTGTATTTCCGCAAGGGATACTGCGTTGCTTATGCACGTTCATAGCCCAGGCCGCTTTTTTGTGAAAGGATTTTACTATGAAAAGCATAAGGAAAAAGCAGGGCAAGAAGGACGACATCGACAAAATAATTGCATCATTGAGCAAACAGGAAAAAACGTTTCTCTTTATGGTGAGCCAGTTTGTCAAGGCTTCCGGAGACGATAACATCGGAGCTTTTATGGCAGGTTATCTCATTGGCCGACAATTGCGCAAAGCGAAAAAATAGTTATCAGCTTAGGTTCGGGGCCGGTTCGGGTGTGGCCGGCCTCGGCCTGAATTTGAAAGGAAAGATTATGTTAGATATCAAAGATGTAGCGGAACGATGTAAAGTTTCTGAGGATACTATCAGAAAATTTATTGACGAAGGCAAATTTGCAACGCCGGAAGTTTACGAAGGTAATTATTTTTGGGATGAAGATGGACTGACGGCGTGGATGAAAAAGAACAACGAATTGCTTGAAGGTATGGTTTTATATGAACAGCATAATGAATTATTTATGACCGAGCTTAACGCTGACGATAAGGAATGGACGAATGAGTTAACGCCTGAAAAGCTCAAAGAACTGGACGCAAAAAATGAACTTGCAGGACTTCGCTGGTTTTATAAAAAAATATGTAAAATGTTTAGTCAGCCGGAACAAACCAATTTTGGAGATGTAATAGCAGACATCAAGTTTCGGATGGAATATCTGTTTATCGCTAATAATTCGCAAGTGAAATTTTTGACGAAGACCTGTACGGAAACAGAGAAAAGACGCTCGATTGCTTATTATGTTGAGCATAAATCGTTAATTGAGATTGCTGCAGATGAGAATAAGAGCGTTTCGTCTGTCGCCGAATCTGTTAAAACAGGTATGAAAAAAATGCGGAAAGAGGCAGAAATCTTAAAATTGTTTGAAAAATGAAAAATATTTTGGTATTTTTTTGGAAATATACCCTTAAAACCACCCGTAAAGTTTTGGGTTTACGGAAGGGCAATTAAAAATGTCTAAAGATGAAAGAATTTATAAAACCACATTGTTATCGCCAGCCGAGAAAAAGGAGTTGTTTGAAAAGGCTTTCTCGGACACAGACCCTCGTAATATAGTATTTGTCAAAAGTATGCTGATTTGTCCTCGCTGCAAACGCAAAGCAAGCGGTTCAGAAGGCAACCGGATTGAGTTGCTTATTGAGGATGGCATAGTTGTCGGTGCTTTATGCGAAAAATGCAATTACAGTTTCGCATTGGGCGATAAGGAGGTATGAAATGATTGATATTGATAGTGAAAATAAAAAACTTGATACCGCCTGGACGACTCCGGAAGACCTGCAACCTTTGATTGAGCAAGACCAGCTTTTGTATGACGAACGACGAAGGACGATCCGTGCATTACTCGATATAGATGTCTATGCGCCCGAGTACGATGTTATGATGGCTATCATCGAGCTTAAAAATAACTTAGCAGCACTACAACAGCAAAAGAAACAAGAAGGGGGGTAGGGGGGGTAGTAAAAAAGCCGTTCTTTGTACGAAATATAGACCGTTTGCCTAAAGCTTTTTCGACGAAGCCAGTTGACAGAAAAACGCATATGATTTTGATTCTGAGTCAATAATAAGGATTTTAAGCTATGTCTAATCCGAGAATACCTGAAAATATTAAAAAACTGCGTGGGACACAGCGAAAAAGCAGAAAACCGCCAACACTGAAGGTTTCCGCCAAAATGCCGAGAAAACCTGCCTGGCTCGACGCAAAAGCTGCGGGATTCTGGGATAT